GTCAGGGCCTAATTAACACCGCAACAATCGTTGCAGGTTGCGCCACATCGGGTATAAGCGCGAGGCTTTGCGATGAATTGATACTGAACGGGTATAGCGATTGGTTTCTTCCTTCGCTTGATGAATTGTCCGAAATGTACACCAAATTGAAGGTGAACGGCTTCGGCAACTTCGCAAATCACACCTATTGGTCATCAACGCAAGCCGATGCTAATCAGGCTTTCACAGTGAATATGAATAACGGCAATCAAGGCACGCATTCAAAGGGTAGCACGTCAAATCGCTACACAAGAGCGATGCGGAGATTCCTGATGGGAACGCCAAGGGTCGTGGAAACAGGATTGGCCTACATTGAACCCGCAGTTGAAACCTACGTTGCACCAAGTAACAACAACACCTATGTCAGCTTCTAAATTCGCATTCAGTTTCATCCCGACCACCGACTATCAGTTGCCTGTAATGCTTGAAAACAAGCAGGCCAATATGGTGCTGTTTGGTGAGCGCAACGAATACCCCTACTATCTGCTTGACAACTACCACAAAAGCGCGAAGCACTGCGCCATCGTCAATGGCAAGGTTCACTACATCGTAGGCAAGGGATGGAAGGCGAGCGATAAAGGTACAGTTGAACAGCAAGCACGTGCGGAGGAGTTCATCCGCGACCCCAACGTTGAGGATGATTTGAACGACTTGACCGAGAAGTTGGTGCTGGATTTGGAGTTGTTTAACGGCTTCGCGCTCGCAGTGACGTGGAATCGTGGCGGTGGCATCGCCTTTGTTGAACACGTTCCATTCCAAAAGGTGCGAGTTAGTTTGGATGATGAGATGTTCCTGATTGCTGACTGGTACGATGCACGTATGATTCAGCAATTTCCAAAGGGCAACGAGGTGGAGAAGATGCCGAAATTCGATGAGAAGAATCGCGTTGGAAAGCAAATGTTTTACTACCGCCACTATTCGGCAGGCGTTCAGCACTACCCGCTTCCTAACTACCAAGGTGCGCTCGCTTACATTGAGTGCGATGCGGAGATAGCGCGCTTCCACATCAACAACATCCGCAACCAGTTTTGGGGTGGGCAGTTGATAAACTTCGCTGATGGCATCCCGACTGAGGAAGAAAAAGATGAGATTGAGCGGATGATGCGCCGCAAGTTCAGCGGTGCGGGGAATGCGGGTAGATTCGTGCTGACGTTTAGTAGCGGAAAGGAAAGCGCGCCGAGCATCCAATCGCTAACGCCGAGCGATTTGGACAAGCAGTTTGACCTGCTGAACAAGCAGATTCAGGAGGAAATATTTGTGGCGCATAACGTCACCAACCCGATGCTGTTTGGCGTGAAAACCGAAGGGCAGTTGGGAGGTCGTAAGGAATTGATTGAGGCTTACGAACTTTTCAAAAACACCTACATCAACGCGCGGGTGATGATTGTGGAAAGGATGATTAACTACATCGCAGGGTTTAACGACATCGAAGGCTTGTATTTATGCCCTACCGACCCAGTGACCGAGCAGTTAAGCGAACAGGTGCTGACGCAGATAATGACGCGCAACGAACTGCGCGAGAAGGCAGGCCTTGAACCGCTTGAAGAAGAAGCCACGCAACCCGAAGGCGCACCTGCGGCGGAGGCATTGGCGAGCGAGCCAGTGAACGAAGCACTGCGGACGATGACAGGGCGGCAGTTTCAGCACCTAATGCGGATAGTGCGCAACTTCCAGTCGGGCAAGATTAGCGAGGCGCAGGCCCGCACGATGTTGGGCAGTGGCTTTGGCTTGACCGCCGAGCAGATTAACGACTTCCTGACTGATAGACAGGCCGAGTTCAGCGCACAGGGCGAAGATGCAGAGATGCGGATGTTGGCGGCGATTGGTGCGCAGTACGGCGATGACGCGGAAGCCTTTGACGTGGTGGACCAATGGGAGTTGGCATTGGAAGGCGACCCTGAAACCTTTGCGGTCGATGAGGAGGAGGAGAAGTTGGACAAGCGGATAATGGCCTATCGCAAGAAGAACAGGCTGGCAACGGTCAAAGAAATAGCCGAGGCGTTGAAGGTCAGCCCTGCGAAGATTCGCAAACGGATTGCCTATCTGCTGGAAAAAAACCGCTTCCCGATTAGCCGCGATATTGACATCGCAACGAAAGAAACGCCAGTTGAGGAGGAAGTGGTGGAGGTGCGCTATCGCTACGATTGGCGGCCAGAATATGCAGGATTGAGCAAGGCGGATGGCTACGACAAAAGCCGCAAGTTCTGCCAAACAATGCTGGATTTGAGCGCGACAAAGTTGTACACAAGGAGCGATATAAACGACATCGGGCAGTTGGTTGGCTGGAATGTTTGGGAGCGCAGAGGCGGGTGGTTCACGCTTCCGAACGGCAACCACAGGCCAAGTTGCAGACATATGTGGGTTCAGCAGTTAGTGGTTAAAAAAGGAACAACGGTTAAAAGAGTAGTATGAGCATCGCCTTATTTGTATCGGAGGAATACCTGCTGGAAAACAGCGTGATAAACGAGAACGTAGCCTATACCCAAATCAGGCCCACGTTGGTCAAGGTTCAGGATATGCACATCCAACCTGCGCTTGGCAGTGCGTTGTACAAAGAAGTGCAGACGCAAGTGGTGAGCGGTTCGGTGACCGCGCTAAACACCACACTGCTTGAAGATTACATCCAACCTGCAATCGTGCAATGGATGTACTTTGAACTTCCGATGGTGCTTTCCTTCAAGTATATGAACAAAGGGATGGACCGCAGGACCAGCACTGAAAGCAACCCGATGAGCGTGGATGAGGTGTTCAAACTGATGGACAAGGTGAAGAACGATGCGGAGTGGTACACGGAGCGCATTACCCGCTACTTGCAGGAGAACCACGCCAGTTACCCATTGTTTGACAACCCACCAACGGCGATTGACACGATTTACCCGAACGGCAGTAGTTACCAAACAGGGATGGCATTGGGAAAGCGTGGACGCTTCCGTGACCCATTGGATTATCCCGAAAAACGATTCTATCCTTTTTAATGGCACACGCGAAGAACATTAACAAATTAAAGCAGTACTATGAGTTGGGTGCAATTAAAGAACGACCTGCTGACCTTTGCGGCGGCACATCCACAAATCAACAGCGTGGGCTTCGGCGACCCGCTGGCGATAGGAACGGACAACACGATAAACCTGCGGACAACGGACAGGGATAGGGTTGTTTACCCTTTGCTGTTTGCTGACCTGCAATCGATGACCGCGAATGTTGGTGCGCTTACGCTTGGCGTGAGTGTGCTTGTGATGGACCGCGTTGAGGATAGCCGCAACCTATCAACAGTGGTGACAGGTAGCGTTGTAGCGAGGTGGACTGACAACGAAGACGAGGTGCTGAACGACACTTTATATATAATGCGTGACTTTATCAGCAAGTTCACGAATGACCCTGCGAAGGATTACACCTTACAGGATGCGGTGAGTGCAACGCGATTCGTGGAGGCGAGGGATGACAAGGTCGCGGGATGGCAGGCTTCGGCAAACTTTGACTTTGAATATCCGCACAATTCTTGCGAAGTTCCGACATAAGTGGTATTTAACTAAAAATAGCGATATGAACATTGGGCAACAATTAGACGCGATGCTGGGAGGCTACGGCGCAATTACCGTAGTCACAGGCGCGGTGACAGGTCAGGCGTTTGAATTTCTTGTGGTGAATGCATCCACGAGCTTCACGACTTTGACCGACAGCGAAGGCAACAACGCGCTGACGTACTTGGGATTATCAGGCATTACAGTGATGACAGGGATGATTGTCAGGGCGCGTAACGGCTTGAAATTAGCCGCGGTCACGGTATCAGGCGGCAACGTATTTGCTTATTCCTGATGGCATTAGCGCACGGATATGCATTGCCTTTCGAGGCATTGAGGCGCACGGGCGTGCTGGCGCAGAACACTGCTGACGCTACCATTCGCGCGACTGCTGATGGCGCGACAAAGGAAGCGGCGGGCAGTTGCCTTGATGCGCGTGCATTGGAAGTGCAACAGCGCACGGTTGTTCAGCCTTCCATTTTGGTTGTGCCGCAACTGACGCGCAATGGCGTTGTTCTAAACCAACTTCCTGACACCCGCACCAACTTCATTCAAAACAACACGATGACAGGTGCGACTGGTTCGGTAGCACCTACAACTTGGAGTGTTGTCGCGCCACCTATTGGGATTACTATTGGCTATTCAGCGAGCGGCCAGACGACTGCGGCTGATGGCACGTTGGTGGACTACATTGACGTAACGGTAAGCGGCACGGCATTGACTTCGGGTAATTTTAATTTGCGGCCTGAACCTGTGAGTTCAACTGTCAGCGGCAATTTGTTATTTGCCGCAGGGATGACGTACACGGCAAGTTTCTATATGTCTTTATTGTCAGGTTCGGTTTCGGGAGTTAGTCCTAACTATCAAATTCAAGAGGTTTCAGGAACAACATTTGTGGCTGGTACTTCATTAGATTTATCGGCGATTACATCAAATCTTACAAGGTATAGCGTCACACGACCAATTGCAGGCACAGGCGGTGCTGATAGAATTAGAACGCGCTATGGACACGCCATAGCAAGCGGTCAGGTGTTGAACTACACGATTCGCATAGCATCTCCGCAGTTGGAGAAGGGTAGTGTTGCTACGCCTGTCATCCGCACGGCGAGTGGCTTTGTGAGCGTTGATATGCTTGGGGTGGCGAGAGATGGCGCACCGCCTGACTTCACCTTCACGCGAGCGACCACCGCCACGCGAGTGAATGCGAGTGGCTTGATTGAATCGGTGGCTTCGGGGTTGCTTCGCTTGGATTACCCTGTGACAGGCGGTTGCCCTGCGGGGTTGATTGAGCCGAGTGCGCAGAATTTGGCGTGGCATTCGCAGACGTGGGCGACAGGGACGAATTGGGGGTTGAGCAGTACAACAACTGTAACAGGAACGACAGGCACGCTTGACCCGCTTGGGACAAACACAGCAAATGCGATTAGTCCGACTTCTGCGAGTGGGGCGCATTTGGTCTTGTCTAATAATTCAACAGTAATAAGTTATACAAGCGGCACTATTTACACGCAATCTGCATTCTTCAAACAAGGCACAGGCGCGGCAGGTAGATACGTGCAGTTGACGTTTACAGGTGCGGCATTTACGCAAGCAGGCTATGCCAACTTCGACCTGCAAACAGGGGCGTTGGTTGCAAGTGGCGGTACGGCAGACACGAACAGGGCGGCATCTATCGAGAATTACGGCAACGGATGGTATAGGTGTAGGTTCACGGCAACTTGTAATACTACGAGTACAGGTGTAGGCGTAATACCTGTTTTAATCACCGCAAGTGGCGACACCCGCACAGCTTCATTCACAGGCGTTACAGGCGACATCTTGTACGGCTGGGGCGCACAGGTCGAAACAGGCTCAATCCCGACTTCGTACATCCCCACGACCGCCGCATCCGCAACCCGCAACGCGGATGTTTGCACAGTGTCGGGGGTATCGGGGTATATCGGGCAGACGGAGGGTACGTTGTATGCGGAGTTTGAGATACGAAGCGATTCAACAACAAGAAGGCTTTTTGGTCTAAGTGACGGCACTCAATCAAATAGAGTTTTTTTATATTACACAAGTAACGCATTAAGAGCGCAAATTCAAAGTACAGATATTTCCTTAGGCAATCCTGCTGCTGGTTATCATAAAGTAGCCTTTGCGTATCAGCAAAGCGGTGTTAGCGGTACTTTATTCGCAAGTTTAGATGGAGGCGCAGTAGTTTCAGGGACGGCAGGAACTTTTCCTTCGGCATTAAAAGAAGTTTTTTTTGGAAAAAGAGAAGATTCTGCAGACACACAACAATGGAACGCTCGCATCCGTGCCGCCGCTATCTACACCACAAGGCTATCGAATGACCAACTCGCCAACATAACCCGACTAACCTAATGGCTACCTTCCGCAAATACGCTTTCCCAACCCAAGCCGAATTCGAGGCTTTCTATCAACTATCGCAACCCGATGCCACCTGCGTGGAGTTGGGCGACATCGACAACACCTACTGCGTGGACCTGCTGTGGGATGACCAACCCAATGCAGATTGGGAGCAGTTTGAAACGTGGCCTGAACCCATAGGCGTACATACCTTCCTTGGCTGGGACGAACAATACACCAAAGAATACAATGAAAGAATTTCTGAATAGCATCGGCATCAACATCGGCCTAACCATTGCAGGCTTCCTTGGGTCGCTTCTGCTTCTACCCAAGCAACGCAATTGGAAGATGCAGTTGGTCAGCGTGTTCAGCGGTAGCCTTTGCGCCACCTACCTCGCGCCTGTGCTGATTGGCTTCCTCAACATCAACGCACCCAACATCCAGTACGGCTTGGCATTCTTGGTCGGATTCAGTGGAGTGAAGATTGCCGAGGTGTTGGAAGCAAAGATTCTCAAAACCCTTACTAATGATAGTAACGCGGAACGCGGCTAACATCCACACACTCGCCTATGCGGGTGACGAACTGAACTTACTGCTAATTTCCGACCTTCATTGGGATAACCCGAAGTGCGACCGCGACCTGCTCAAACGGCACTTGGACGCGGCAAAGGCGAAGGGTGCAGGTATCATCGTGAACGGTGATTTTTTCTGCTTGATGCAAGGCAAAGGTGACCCGAGAAAAAGCAAGGACGACATCAGGCCCGAACACAACAAAGGCAACTACCTGCAAGCGGTTGTGGAGGATGCGGTCGAGTGGTTTAGTCCGTACAAGGACAACCTGCTTTTGATAGGCTACGGCAACCACGAAACGATGATCATCAAGCATATGGAGTTTGACCCGCTTCAAATGTTCCAATCCATCTACAATTACAAGAACCAAAGCAACCTGCAGTTGGGCGGATACGGTGGCACGTTGAAGGTGGTGGGGAAAATTCGTAGCGGCCTGCATCGCGCGTTCGTCATTCACTACTACCACGGTTCAGGCGGAGGCGGCCCAGTCACCAAGGGCGTGATTCAAGACCAACGCATTATGTCTTTTGTTGAAGGCTACGACCTGACGTGGCAAGGTCACGTTCACGAGCTTTACCACCACGTCAATATGGTACAATATTTCAATCGCACCCAAGACATCATCCAGCAGAGGCGTGTACATCAGGTGCGCACATCTACGTACAAAGAGGAGTACGGTGCAGGTGAAGGCGGCTACCACATCGAGAAGGGAAGACCGCCAAAACCGCTTGGTGGCTATTGGCTGAATTTGCAACAAGAACGACTGCGGACAACGGAGGACAATGGGAAGAATCGAGACAGGACTGAGTGGGTGGTTAAACTGCATACAACGTAAATTCACGATATGCGACAAATTAAATATCTTGTGGTCCATTGCACAGCGACACCACAAGCGACAACGGTGGAAAGCATCCAGCGGTACTGGCGTGAACGGCTTGGGTGGAAGGCGAGTGGCTATCACAAAATCGTAAAGGCAAATGGCGAGGTTATCACTTTGGCGCAGGATGATGCGATTTGCAATGGGGTGGCTGGCTTTAATAGCGTTAGCCTACACGTCAGCTATATTGGCGGCATTGATTCGCGTGGCAATCCATTGGACAACCGCACGCAAGGGCAGAAAGACGCGATCAGTCAAGTCCTCCACGCGTGGCGGGCCAAGTACCCAGACGCAAAGATTCAAGGCCACCGCGACTTCTTGAAGCGTGGTGTTAACTGGAAAGAATGTCCTTCGTTTGATGCTAAAGCCGAGTATAGTCATATTTAGCCTCCTGCTGGCTGGGTGCTGTCGAAAGGCAGTGGAAGTCCGCACCAACACGGTTGTGCAGAAGGACAGCGTTATGATTGAGGTGCCGAGGTTCACGGAGCTGTACATTGACAACCCCTGCGATAGTGCTGGCATCCTGCGGCAGTTCAGATTAACGGATAGCACGAAATCAAGCGTTTTAAGCGCATCAAATTATCGGGGTGGTATTCGCATCCAACTGCGCAGAGATACGGTCATACAACGCTTCGTAGAGCGCGACACGGTAACGATTGAGCGCGTGGTGAAAGTCGGGCCTGCAAAGCGCAAGAATCGGATGGCATTTGTGTGGTTCGGAATAGCACTCGGATTGGTGCTGTCCATCTTGGCTTTCCGCTTGATGCGCCTGTAATCGAGGCTTCGCGAAGGGGTCGTTTCTAAACTTTTTTTTTGGAAAGTGCGTTTAGACGCTGGAAACGCAGAAAAAAAAATAAAAAAAAGTATACAACCTATATATATATGTATGTATATTTGCATATACCAAAACGGAAAAAAAACACTAACCCTTTAAACCCAAAAACAATGACTACTCAAAACCAAGAAATCATCCGCATCAACGACCAAGAGTGGAACTACGCAGATTTTGGAATGAGCTTTGTTGCATCCTTCTGCTATTGCTTCGCTAACAACCTACGCCAAGTTGGTGAGGCCATTATCACCTTTGAGAATGGTGTAAAAATTCACACAATTCCAGTGGCCAGCAAATAAACCAACCAACAAGGGGCGCGACTTGTCAACGCGCATCTTTAACCCTATAAACCCCAACCCCAATGAACATCATCGAATCAACCCCCATCAACCTCGGCAATGACGATTGTGACATCGTGAATGCCTTCATCTACAAGCAGAATGATACGCTTCACCTGCACATCGATTACCCAACCTCTGACCGCATTACCAACGAGTTCAGGCAGAGCGACATTGACGCGCTGTGGGAGTGCCAATATCCTGAGTGGAATGACCTTCTTTTTTCAACTATCTAAACCCAAACCAAATGCAACACGACATCATCGCTCACACACCCATCACGCTTGACAATGGCAAGGTGGTGGATGCGTACATCCACAAGCAACCCAGCGGAATGTACGCGCTTCACGTGAATTACATCTTTGAAGCGAACACCAATTCAACCCGAACAAAGCAGATTGCCGAAGCAGTGTGGCGCAAGCAACACCGCGACTGGTTCAGGTTCATCCGCTTCCAGCGTTCATCCACACCACTGCCAATGCCTAAACCAACCAACCAATGAAACACACCTTCACCCTTGACGCGTGGTTCGCCTACATCCGCAAGCAACTGCGCACGACACCAACACCGACAAATGCGGAAATCAAACAGCCACTGCGCTTCGACTGGGCGTTGTACGGCCGCATCCTTGAAGCTAAACACCTAACCAACTAAACCCCAAACCAATGACAACCCTAATCAACAAACTAACACCACAAGCACGCGCCAAGATGGACGCGATGGATGCTGAACAAAAAGAACGCCTGACGTGGTGGCTCACCCGTAGCGAGTATGTTCACGAAACACCGTACTACGCGGTGATTAGCATTTGCATGAATTTTGGAATCCAGACTGACGATTTTTATACCCTATTCGAAATATTATGAAAGCCCTGACCTACTTCGTATTCTTTATCGCCACCTGCTTCGTCTGCGCCATCCACACGGACGAAGGATGGTGGTACTTTACAGCCTACGCGCAAACATTCATATTTATATATATATTTGCACGTCTAAACAAACACGATGAAAAACACAAGCAAAACCAAAACCGTTAAACCTTTAATGCAACTTACTTCCGTGTACTGCGAGGCTGACACCCTCAACTTATGCCGCGCGCGATTTGGCACGATACGCGCCGCGTTAAACTATGCTGCCAACCAAACACAAACTAAACCCTTAAATCAATGACATTTACAGAATATTTAAAATCCATTAACGCCTGCTCCGATGCAATTGAGTGGGCAGAAAGTAAAACAGTCGAAGAGGTTGTCGCTACCTGCCACCGCGGCGATTGGTTGCTGTGGCTCGCATATAAATGCGACATCGGACTGCAACCATTAACACTTGCAAAAGGGCACTGCGCCAACACCGTTAGGCACTTGATGAATGACGATAGAAGCCTTAAAGCAGTTGACACTGCGATTGCTTTTGGCGAAGGCAGGGCAACACGCGAGGAGTTAGATGCTGCCTATGCCGCTGCCTATGCCGCTGCCTATGCCGCTGTCGATGCCGCTGCCCATGCCGCTGCCGATGCCGCTGCCGCTTATGCTGCCGCTGCCGCTTATGCTGCCGATGCCGCTGCCGATGCCTATTACGCTGCCCATGCCGCTGCCGATGTCGCTGCCGATGCTCGTGATGCAAATCGATTGCAAACAGCTGACATTTGCCGCCAATACATTGGCGACCTAATCATCCAAAAAGTTAATTCAATTCTAAACCCTTAAATCAATGACATTTACAGAATATTTGAAATCTATTAACGCCTGCTCCAACGCAATTGAGTGGGCAGAAAGTAAAACAATCGAAGAGGTTGTCGCTACCTGCCACCGCGGCGATTGGTTGCTGTGGCTCGCATATAAATGCGACATCGGACTGCAACCATTAACACTTGCAAAAGGGCACTGCGCCAACACCGTTAGGCACTTGATGAATGACGATAGAAGCCTTAAAGCAGTTGACACTGCGATTGCTTTTGGCGAAGGCAGGGCAACACGCGAGGAGTTAGATGCTGCCGCTGCCGATGCCTATGCCGCTGCCCATGCCGCTGCCGATGCCGCTGCCTATGCCGCTGCCTATGCCGCT